CATTACATTTTGTAAATCTAAACATGCCTTAATATATAAACCATGAGCCATACCGCCATACATGGGCGTTGCTACAAATAGTTTATTCTTTTTTAATTCTTCAACTTTTACTTGAATTTCCATGATATGTCCATTTCATAATAAAAAAAAGGTGTGACACCTATATGTATCACACCTTTTCAGTTTTTCCTAAATTATTTTAGGCAAATGCTCTCTCACCTTGTAGGCGAATAGCTGCAATACCAGCTGCAACCATACGCTTCGTTGGCGCACCTAAACGATAAAATGAAACTTTATCACCGTTTGTGTTAGTGCGTGTATTCAAGTAAATAGCATGACCATCATTACGCAACTCATTAATTGTTGCTGATGGGTTTGCAACACCAAAAACTGATTGCATTTTAGCAGCAGTTAAAGTATTGTAAGCGCTATCTTTTGAAAGATAAGCAAGGATTTTCGACTTCACAGAATTAGATTGTCTTTTTGACATCGTATTTTCTCCATAATATGAATCACTCATTATTAAAACCGGTTGAGAGGTGATCCTTCTCTCACTTCGAAATGATAGTATATCACTTAATTTAAACATTGTCAAGCCCTTTCAAGGTAAACATAATAAAAAAGACCTATCGTTGCCGACAGGTCAAGTGCCGAACTACTACTATAATGATTCAGCTGCCGTATCGTCAGGACGGGAAGCCTCTTCAATTATTTCTGGTGGAGGTGCCATGATTTCTTCAATCGAAGCACCAGCATCAACTTTGGTATAAAGGTCAACAAAAGAAGTCTTGGTATCGTCATCAAATCTATTGAGACATAATCCAATTGCCTTCATTTTGTCATTGAATATACCAAAGGTTTCAATGATATGAACCAGCCTACGGGTCGAAACAACTTCGTCACAACCACCTTCTTCAAAGGTTTGGCGAATGACTGTAGCCCATGTTACAAGTTTTTCGGCAAAGTCATCGTCAGTCTTTCCAACTGATTCTAATTCTTTTTTGATAATCTTTTTCTCGGTGCCAACAGGCGGCCAATTTTGTTCATAGGTGTTACGGAATCGCTCTAGGAACGCTTCATTTAAAACATTAGTAAACATATATCGACCATCGTCAGAGCCTTTACCCTTGGTATTGGCAGTAGCAAAGATAGTAAAACCAAAAGCAGGAGTCACTATTTCACCCTTCTTTTTAAGAAGGAATGGTTTGCCTTCGAGCACCCGTTGTAAACAGGATAAGTTTTGAGCACCATAGTCAATCTCATCGATACATAAAACGGCACCTAAACGAGCAGCTGTGGTCACAGGACCATCTCGCCATTCCATTTCGCCATTCATTAATACATAGTTACCCAATAAATCAGATTCATCGGTCTCTGGTGTCATGGAGACAAGCACAAACTTTCTTTTAAGTTTGGCACAAGCCTGTTCGATTGACATCGTTTTACCATTACCAGAATGGCCAGTTACAAAAACTGGAAAGAATCGATTGGATTCTATGATTGAAGCTACATCATCAAAGTTACCAAAGGGCACATAATTCTTATAAGCCTTTGGAACTAAATCGGAGAGATCCAATTCGGTTGTCACATTGGCAATACGATTATTGCCTTCTTCTCTTTTCTTGAGTATTGGAACGATTACCGCCTGTAATTCAGGCATAGGTTCAGATTGATTATTTGATACGCCTATAGCGTTTGGAACACGATACAGACCTCGTCCAACACGATTGGATTCATCTTTGGTGAACCATTGAACATTTGACAGTCCAATAGCACCCATGATACTCTTAATTTCACTTTTGGTGACTTCTGGCTTACCTGTTGCCACTAGGGCATCGATAAACTTATCACGCAATTCGGCACGACTACTCATAATATAAAACTCCTTTTATCATTATTATACCACCATTATATCAGGTTTTTGTCTAAAAGTCAAGCGCTAAATGCTCTTATGAATCAATGACTTACAGGATTTATTTAATCCCTTTATAATCAATGACTTAAGCCGCAATGCCTTCAATGAATTTGGAGACTATCACACGATTGACCTGACGCTTTTTATTAAATTTCATAAAGGCATTTTTCAATTTATTGGTTGTTACTTTGCCTTCAATTTCAATCTCATCTATTTCAGTATTCAAATCTTTACCACCAAGGATGAAAAAGAATTTATTATAACCTGGATTATTTGAAACCAAAGCCTTATTCGTTTTTAATTCTTTTGCTAAGTCTTTAGCCTTATCCCAAGTTTGATATCTTTCATAACCTTCGTGAAGTGTTTTACCCTTTTCATCATAATATTGATTAAGTATTGATGATTGTAAATTTCTACCTGTACCTGGTGTAATAAAGAATCCAAATATTTTTGAATTTGTAGCCTTACGGAACCATTCCATGGTACCACGAATCATATAATCTCTATTCATTAATTCTGGATTAACCTTGTATTGAAATTTAATCTTTGAATCTAAAAAGATAACATTAGAATCGTATGTTGTAATTGATTCACCGCCATATTGTGTTGACTTATCTGTTGGAACAATAGGATTATAATAACTAATTTGGTCAGCATCACCATCATGGACAATAACCAGGCTACTTAAATCAAGGTTATTAATCTTACGGAAATTCAACATCACATCTTTCATAGCACAAATAGCTTGTGTCAATGGTGTGTTAGATAATTGTTCTGAATCTGGTCTATAAAATTTTGTTCTTATATAGTTTTTACGGTCTTCATAACTTGATTTAAGTAATAGCATATTTTTTAGGCATCTTGAGAATTCGGCATTACTCATTTTTGAATTGAGATATTCACGGAGTGAAACTGCTCTCATTCTAATTTCGCCAGGATTGTCAGAAAACATTTGGCCATAATTATCATCATCATGGTCTCTAGTCCACATTGATAGTGAATCAGAGAATCCATACATCGTAAATGGAATATTTACCTTACGGCAAAACATCGCTAATATTACTATTTGTTCGATTGAACCGCCCATGTTTTGAGACATTGAACCAGAACAATCTAATAGTAGAATAAGGCCGTGTGACTTACCTTTTGGTACCATTGTTACTTTACGGAATATATTATCATCAAATTGATAGGTGGCTATTTTATTAATATCAATGTCACCTGTTTCAGATACTTTAATCTTGGCGAATGATTTAGCTGCCTTTTTCATTTCAAATTCTTTGGCAAGTAAGGATACATATTTTTCATTCTTACTTTTAAAATCACGGACTACTTTTTGAACATCAGCTTCATTGAATAATCCACCATTAATCTGGTCGGTCCAAGACTTCTCCATCAATTCATGGACTTTCTTATACGGTGTTATAACCTTATTTAAGTCTGCTTTTGGGAAATTAAGATAAACGAAGTTTTTACTTTTTTCATCCAAAAGCATAGATTCATTTTGACGGTATTTTTCATCCGTCTCACATCTCGGTTCAAATTGGTCTTCAATTGCTGGGCTAGATTCTTTATCACGATTAACATTAGGAGAAGTGTTTTCTTCTTCTTCATCTTCTTGCTCAGATTCATTTTCAGAGCTTGAACCTTTTCCTTTGTCATCTTCGCCTTCGCCTTCTTCATCGGCTTCACCTTCATTGGCAGAATCAGATTCTTCACCAGAATCGTCATCTTCATATTCTTGAATGTCTTCCATATCAAAATCTTCGATATCATTCATATCAAATTGCTCATCTTTTGAATAGGCATAGATTTCATTGGTAACTTTAACTACTTCGTCCCATGATTCTACATTTTTAACTTTTTCAATCAGTTTTTCTTCTTCGCCTGTAAAAGCAATCTTTAAACTGTATTGGCTTTTGGTATAGATATTTAATCGATTAATAAAACTCATTGTATTAATATCACGACCTTTAATACCAAAAAAGTCACGAACCATTAATTCGCCATAAGCTTTGGTGAATGATGATTTTAAACCTGGGTATTTTCTTTGAATTTTCTTTTCGATACGAGCATCTTCAACCACATTTAAGAATGATTTAAAACTCTTACCTTTGGTTTTATCCACAACGGCATCATGCCATCCTTCGGCAGGTGTATATAAAGCATGGCCAACTTCATGGCCTGTTAAAAGGTCATAAAGAACACCTGTCATATCTTGCCAAATTGGAAGGTAAAGGACACGATTCTTTGGATCAAACTTTGCTGTTTGAATTTTTGAATGTTGAATCGTAAGATTTTCGGTTGCCATTAATTTGGCAAGCTGTGATTTTGATTCTATTGTATAATTTGACATCGTATATTTGTTTCTTAATTTTATGTAACCATCCTATCATACAAATGGTCAAAAGTCAAGCACTATTTTGGTTATTTTGGGGATTTGGTGCAAAAAAACAACACTTTTGAATCTGTTGCAAAAAAACAACAGATTCTTGAATTTGGAGCGGTGTCGTGGTGTTAGACCACTCTATCTTACCGGGGAGGCAAGACTGTCTCGGACCCACCGCATTTATTAACTATCTAATGTAACCATTCTAACAGGACTTTCACTTAATGTCAAGCGCTTTATCCTTGTTTACCGACCAACTTGGCCTAGATACTTTTCTTTTGTTTCTTCCCATGACAGGGTAATTAAATCATCATAGAATAATGTTTCATGGGAAACCTTATCTTTCTTTTTAAGAATACTGATTCTTGGTTTGAAACAAAAGAAAAGTATCTAGGCCAAGTTGGTCGGTAAACAAGGATAAA